TCTATTGCTGTCGAGCTTGGCTTAGGCGCAACCACAGCAATATCATTAAACCAAGCTGCTGTAAGAACTTTAGCTGGCATACCAAGTGGGGCTATTATTATTCCAACGAACTTTTGGGGTAAGTCAGCTGCTATTAGTAAAAAGGCAATTTTTGGTTATGGATATAATGGTGGTGACCTTTCAATAACCAACTTAGTATCTAATACTGGTGTGGTATCTTTAGATACAACTGGGGTTGGTTCAGCTAGAGCATTTCTTGCAGCTTCATCCTATAGCACAGACAAAGCAATCTTTGGTTATGGGCAAATTGTTGGTAGTGCTAGTATCACATCACTAAGCAACTTAGTATCTAATACTGGTGTGGTATCTACAGATACAGCTGGGGTTGGTACAGCTAGATGGTATTTAGGTGCTTGCTCATACGGAACAGATAAGGGAATATTTGGATATGGTTCAGCTAGTGCTGGTAGAACAGCAGTAACTAATAAAGTATCTAATACTGGCGTTATAGCTGGCGATACAGCTGGCGTTGGCACACTTAGAACAGCTACTTCAGCAACAGGTTATGGAACAGACAAAGGAATATTTGGATATGGACAAACTACCGCTACGATTAAATTAAATACGACCAATTTAATCTCAAATACTGGAGTCGCATCTGGTGACCAAACAGGCGTTGGCTCGCTTATGAGATATAGGTCTTCTGCACCATACGGAACAGATAAAGCACTCTTTGGTTATGGTAATACGACAACCTATACAACCATAACTAATCTAGTATCTAATACTGGCGTTGTAGCGGGCGATACTAATGCAGCTGGTACAGCTTCTTCTACCCGCGCAGCTTCTAATTACGGAGTAGACAAAGCAATCTTTGCATATGGTACTGGTGCAGCATCTAGTGGCTCAAATCTAGTGAGTAATCTAGGTGCTGTAGCTGCTGCCGTAACTTTAGTTGGTACTGCTAGGAATAACCTAGCTGCTGCCCCATATTCAAGTTAATATTATAGGATAATACATAATGGCATCTAATCTAAATTCAGAATTTAATTACCGTTATCAGGTTATAGGTAATACTCCTTGGGAAAAAATAAAAACTCTAAAAGGATTTTTGGTTGGTAGGGTTCGCGCTGCTGCTTTAGAAAAGTGTGCAGCATTAGATTATCAAGCAAAACTGTCTGAATTTGAACATCTGAAATCTATACCTGCATTACCTCATGTTCTTTTAAAATTTGAATCTGAAATACATGAATTGGAATCTCATTTAGATGACCAAGCCAATTGTTTTAAATTAAACAGAACAGAGATAACAATACTAGAAAAGCTACTTGCAGAACTATATCTAGAAGTAGAACCTACTAGAATCGCAGGTTATACAGATGACATGATGTTTGAAGCTAACGCTAATTACGAATTTACAATTAATGTTTGTCGTGAAATTCAAGCTGAAATGATAGCCAATGGCAGACCAAGCCCAGCTAAACTTCTTAACGCTATGAGTAACCCACAATCATTAGAAGCATTAAAGACTTTAGGGATAATTCCTCAAGAAACACTTTTAATGTGCGATAAGCATATTCCTATGCAGCTTGTTGATTATCTAAAATTAGATTGCGCTAAAGAAAAAATTGAACAAAACAAAGCAAGATTGATTTTAGAAGCATTAAAAGCACAAGTTGTTGCAGGTGGTTTAGACTACCCTACAGTAATTGCCGAAAAGAAAATCGTGGAAGATGCTAAATTAGTAACTGTATAGATACCTAGGAACTTAAATGTTTACACTATTAACTACACTAATCTCATTCGTAAGAGGTCAAATGGAAAACCTAGTCATATCAACGCAACTGCTTAATAATATATTGGCTTATCTTGGAACAAGACCATATCAAGAGACGTACCAATTGATAACAGCCCTTCAGGATGAGGCTAAAGAGCAATTGCCAGAAGAGCAATTTAAAGAGCCAGAGGCTGAATAGTGGACTACCAGATTGTTCTTAATATCGGCGCTGGATTAATCGCATTCTTGGGTGGGTGGGTATTGAATAACATCACCAAAGCCGTTGAGAGACTAGACAGCGACGTAAGGGATTTGCCTAGGATGTATATATCCAAAGAGGATTATCATCGAGATATAGACTCTATCAAGAGTATGTGCAAGCAGATTTTTGATAAGTTGGATAGCAAAGCAGACAAAGAAGACAGGAGGCATGGAAATGAAGACAGGAGGCATGGAAATGAAGACAGGAGGCATGGAAATTGAAATACCTACTACTTAGCTTTATGTTGTTTGGGAATGCAATTGCTTGAAGGACATTAAAAGATGGGGAAAAAATAATGGAGTTAAACGAATATCAGAAAGCCGCCTCAATGGCGGAGATTGATATTAAAAAAATTGAAGCCAATAGCACCGCAAAAGAAGTTGCAGGTAAAGCAATCGGCAAACAGGGATTGTTTTACATCACCCTCATTGTTGTGATTGGTGTTGGGTCATCCCTTTTTTTGGAAGAGAGCAAGATAGCCGCAGTCATGGGGCTACTAGGCTCTGCGCTTGTGGCTTTGATTTCCATGCTGAATGGCATCGCTGGAGCCACCTCAAAGCAAGAGAAGCCAGAGTTTGAGGTGATGAAGCAACTCATCGACAAGTTGGACAAACTTGACCGAAAAGAGCAACCAATGAAAGTCACCGTAGAAGGTGAAAAGGTGACTGTCTCCAAAGGAGAGGACACCATCACCACATCAAAAGGCGAATAATGATTCCAATAGTTGCGTCACTACTAGGTACATTAGCTCAGAATGGTCTGGGACTTTTGTCTTCTGCACTTCAAGCAAAGGGTAAAGAAGTCGTTGAGCAAACGCTTGGCGTGAAGATTTCTGATAACCCAAGCCCTGAAGAGGTCAGCAAGCTCCGTCAGTTGCAGTTTGAACATGAAGAGCGCCTACTTGAGTTGGGCATTGAGAAGGCTCGTATTGAACAGGAAGAGCTTAAAGCCCTACTAGCAGCTCAAGCCAACCAAGAAGACAACGTCAGCAAGCGTTGGGAGGCTGATATGACTTCCGACTCTTGGATGTCAAAGAATATCCGCCCATTAACTCTAGTCTATATCCTGACCGCCTACTTGATTTTTGCGGGTTTAAGTGCAGGAGGTATTGATGTCCATGAGTCTTACGTTTCTCTCTTAGGTCAGTGGGGGATGCTTGTGATGACTGCTTACTTTGGGGGTCGCACCGTAGAGAAGGTCATGGAGATGCGTAAGAAGGATAAAGAATGAGCCTAAGTCAAGAACAAGCCGCATTCCTTCTGGATGCCTGTAAACTCATTCAATACGCCACAGAGCAAGGCTTTATGGTTACTGGGGGTGAGTTAGCTCGCACACCTGAGCAACAAGCTATTTACGTCAAAACAGGACGCTCCAAGACAATGAACTCCATTCACCTCAAAAGGTGTGCTATCGACTTGAATTTCTTCAAGGAAGGGAAGATAATATGGGACAAGGGCATCCTCGCTCCGTTGGGTGCTTACTGGGAAACTTTGAACCCCAAAAATCGTTGGGGCGGAAACTTCAAATCCCTAGTAGATTGTCCTCATTTTGAGCGTAATGACAAATAAAAAAGGGACTTAGCAATGACCGTTGCATCGGTAATGACCTACGATTCACTAGTCGAAAACGTCCAGTCCTATCTGGAGCGTGATGACGTCGCTACTATAGAAAAAATCCCTCTGTTTATTATGCTTGCGGAACAAGTAATTGCCGCAGAGATTAAGTTCCTAGGAAACCTCACAGTAGTAGAGAGCAATATGGTTATCGGTGAGGCTGTAGTTAGCAAGCCTGCACGTTGGCATAAGACCGTATCTATGAATGTTAGCGTAGATGGAAACAAACAACCAGTCCTATTACGTAAGTATGAATACCTGAGAGAGTATTGGCCTGACGAGACTCTTACTGATACCCCTGCGTACTATGCAGACTATGACTATACCCATTGGTTATTGGCTCCCACACCAGATGTGGCATACGACGTTGAGATTCTGTATTACGAACGTAACCAACCACTAGACTCAACTAACCAGACTAACTGGTTTACCATATACGCACCACAAGCATTGCTATACGGCTCTCTGCTACAAGCTATGCCGTTCCTGAGAAACGATGACAGGATTCCTATGTGGCAAGCTCAGTATTCACAAATTATGGGCATCCTAAAGCAAGAGGATACTCAGCGTATCGGTGACAGACAAGCTACGGTGCTAGACACATGACATCCTTTGTATCCCCATTTACAGGTGATGTAATATTACCTACGGACGTCAGCTATGCTGACTATACGCTAGACGGAGACGTACAACTGCAATGGCCTGCTGACGCCACTGGTACAGAGAACCCAGCTGCTAGGATTATGGACATCACTGGCGATACTGGCGTTCTTATCATGCCAACAGCTAATCAGGTATCAGTTGGTCAAGACGCCCTAATCCGTAACGTAAGCGGTATGAACTTTGATGTTAATAACTTCGATGGCGGAGTTATCGCAACGGTAGAAGCTGGCAAGGCTTCTTACTTGTATCTGACTAGCAATGCTACTACAGCAGGCGTCTGGGGAATCATTGACTTCGGTACAGGAACATCATCTGCCGATGCTTCTCTATTGGCTGGCTTGGGATTGGTTGCAATCTCCACGACCCTTAATCAGAGTCACCCAACATCTTCAATGTCAGATGGATATACTTTACTGGACACCGATAGAGCGCAAACCAAAATTTGGGGAAGTGGCTCTGGTACGGTAACCCTACCATTGTCAAATACTCTTGGGAACAATTGGTTCTTTATATTTAAGAACAATGGCTCTGGAACGCTTACCATTGACTGCTCTGGTGCTGAGACTATTGACGGTCTGGTAGAAAAACAATTCAATCCAGATGAGTCTGCATTTATCATATGCACTGGCACAGAATACGTTTCCGTAGGATATGGGCAGAGTAACTCATTCTTCTTTACGGTTTTAGTTAAACCCGTAGAAGACGGAACTTACTACCTAACATCTACTGAAAATTTAGCCATCATCCAAGAGTATGTTGGTGTACTTATAGGTGATGTAACGGTAGTATATTTACCGATTGTTAACCTATACATAGTTACCAACCAGACAACTGATAATGGCTTTACATTATCAATAACCACAGGATTTGGCAATACAGTCGAAATACCACCCGGACAGACTGCTTCAGTTGTTTGTGATGGCACTGACTTCTTTAATGCCAATACTGTTCAGGCTGGTGCTACATCCCTCAATCTAATTGATGGAACGGTAGGAACGCCAGCCATTAACTTTTCCAACGAAACAAACACAGGTATCTGGAGGTCAGGTGCTGGTGAGATTGATATTGCTGTATTGGGTGTGAACAGACTATCCTTAACTGCAACTGGTTTTACTGTAGATGGAACTGGTACATTTATTGACGGTATTTCTGGTGGGGTATTCACGTGACCGCCAAGGTATTTGCACTAGATACACAGCCCGGTATTCAACGGGACGGCACCATCTTTGACAAGAATTTCTATAATTCTGGTCGTTGGGTAAGATTCCAACGTGCTAGACCACGTAAGATTTTAGGATTCAGAGAAATTTCTGCAATATTAGCAGGGCCATCACGAGGTATATACGTTAACCCACAAAATAATTTCAACTATGTTTTTAATGGGTACGCTGATGGGCTTCAGGTTCTACCTATAACCAATACTGGCGTTGGCTCTGGGCTATTAGATTTTACTCTGTCTGAATTCACTCCTAGCGCTAATAACCTATGGCAGTTTGATTCACTATTTGATGCACAGGGAACTGGCAATGAGACCCTATTGGCTCACCCCGGATTAAACCTGTCTGACATTAATAACTCTACCAATACTCCAGTCCTTGGTGGCGATATAACTGGCACGACAGCGTCCCCAATTGGGGTGTTTACAGACACTGGTGGGTGTTCTAATGCAGACACATTCCTAACATTAGACGCATCTAGCATACTAGTTGGAGCTGGTCAGCTAGTCACTGGCGCATCCATTCCAGACGGAACTACCGTTGTATCTGTGGTAGGTGCTGTCGTTAACCTATCCGCCGCCGTTACTGGCACCGAGGCTTCACCAACTACATTTACATTTGATAACCAAGTATCGGTATCTGGTGGTGTTGTTGTGTTGCACCCATATGTATTCGTATACGGAAACAATGGATTAATAAAGAACTGTGCGGCAGGCAACACAAGCAATTGGGTGTCATCAGACTCTAACGAAACTAACGTAGCGTCCACTAAGGTTGTTCAAGGTTTACCAGTGCGGGGCGGCTCAAATGCTCCGTCTGGTCTTTTTTGGACTCTTGATTCTCTGGTCAGGGTTTCGTACACGCCAACCACAGTAACTATTGGGGCAACCGCATCTACCTTCTACTGGAGATATGACATCATATCTAGCCAGTCTTCAATACTGTCTAGCCAGTGTGTAATTGAATACGATGGTATCTATTACTGGATTGGCGTTGATAGGTTCATGCTATACAACGGTGTTGTAAAAGAAATACCAAACAACATGAACCAGAATTACTTCTTCGACAATCTTAATTACAATGAAAGACAGAAGGTCTACGCCACCAAGGTTCCTAGATTTGGTGAGATATGGTGGTTCTTCCCTAGTGGAGACTCAACAGAATGCGACGATTGCATAATCTACAACATCCGTGAGAACTGTTGGTATGACGCTGGAACTGCTGTGGGAGCAAGACGCTCTGCTGGATACTTCTCTCAGGTATTCCATTATCCCATAAATGCTGGAACAGAAATCAATGATACTGGAGCTGTCAATCTATTTACTATAAGCAATGCTGGCTCTGGGTACACTGATGGAGTTTATCCTCT